GCGAGCAGATGAATCAGAACGGCGGGGAAGCCGAGATCGAGCGGGCGCTGTACTGGATCGACGAAGGAATCCGCGCGGCGGAAGCTCTGGCGCGCCACCTGCGCATGGCCCGCTCTATGACGGAGGAACTGCGCGAACGGCAGCTCACCGAAAACGGGGCGAAGAACATTGAGATTATGGGCAGTGCCATGCGCGTGGTCACCGAACACGTGGAACGCGGATCGAACGGGCTCACGATGTTCTTCAAAAACTCTAAGAGGACGGGATCATGATCAAGCGGCAGGAAACGCTGTGGGGCGCGAGCATCTACGACGGACTCCAGCACGACCCGAGACACGCGTTCGTCCTGGCCTCCTACTCCGCCTTCAAGCGCGTCGTAATGAGCCAGTGGACGCAGCTGATCGACGGCGGTTTGAAGTTCGTGGCCAACAAGGACGACCCGTACGCCGACTCGTCCGAGATGCGCCGCGACGTGGAAGACAAGCTGACGCTCCGGGTCTACGCGGACAACGGCGGCTCGCTTCCTGACGACCATCCGATGCGTCAGAAAGTGGAGTCGGGGATCGAAGGGTTCGTCGTTCTGAACGACGTCTTCCGCGGCGTGCACGACGTCATGGGACACGTACTCTCGGGCGGCAGCTTCGGACCGAAGGGCGAGCAGTTGGCGTGGGCGACTCACCGCGACACGATGCCCCGGTTGGCTCACAACGCGCTCTGGTGCGAGACGGTCGGGCAGAACATGTGGACCAACTTCGCGGGCGATCACGAGTCGCTTCCGATGGCCGAGCGGCCGTTCGGAGAGCAGAAGGCGGGGCTGGTCCCGGCGTTCCTGGTGGAGGCGCGTCTGCACGCGTGAGGGGGCGCTACCCACCACTCCCCTACTCCGCCCTTGAAACGCGATGTAATAGGGGTGACACCACTCCCCTACCCTACCGAAGAGGGGTGCGTAACAGAGGTCAGCGTTGTAAATCCTACAAGTGGGGTAAAAACCGGTAGGGGAGTGCAAAAAGAGGGGATCGGCCTTCGCCGAACCCCTCTTTTTGACGTGAACTACTTACTTGTTCGCGGCGTAGTACGCGTCCTTCACGGACTGTGAGATCCGGCCGCGCGACGACACCTCGTGGCCGTTCGCAGCGGCCCACTCGCGGATGGCAGTCAGGTCTTCCGAGTTGTTGCGCGCGGGCTTGGAAGCCGAGCCCGACGAACGGCCGACGCGCCGCGCGGAAGCCACGTAGTCGGACAGCGCGTCGCGCAGCTTGTCCTTGTTCGCGTCGGACAGGTCGATCTCATAGCTGGTGCCGTCGAAGCCGAACTGGACCGTGCCGCCCTTGCCGTCTTCGATCGGCGCGCCGTCCAGGTCGTCGATGAGCGTCGTGGTGACCTTCTGAGCCATGGTGCAATCCTTCGTTCGATTCCGTGGTCGCGGTCAGCATACATGAAAGCGCGCATATAGAAAGCCGCTCAGAGCGTTTCTGAGCGGCCTGTGCTTTGCGGACGGCTACACGTTCATGTTGCGAAGCGAAGCCGCATCCTGGCGCGTCTGCGCACGCGTGAGACTACTGCTTCGACTTGTAGATGCCGAACATGGTCAGTATGAACGCGCCTGCAGTTGCGAGCAGGCCGCTGAGCGCCACGATGCGGATCAAGTCGGTGAAGCCGAGCACGACCGCAAGGCCAGGCGCGACCAGACCGAGGCCGATGAGAGAGTCACCGACTACGTAGACGATGACCTTGGTTTTCTTCGAGATGCCTGACTGGATCTCCGCTACCACGTCGCTCGCCTGGACGTCGTCAGCGAGCTTCTGCGCGCTCTGTGTTGCTACTTGGAGTTGCTTCTGTTCTGCTTCGCTGAATGCCATCTTGGTTGGCTCCTTTGCTGGTTCGTTAGTAGTTGGTTCTTTCGTCGGTTGTTGAGCCGGTTCAGGCTCATCTGCCGGTGGTTGCTCTGGCTCCGGTTGAGCGGCCGGTTCTTCCGCGGGCTGTTGCGCGGGCGGAGTCTCCGGCGCCGGCTGTTCGGCCGGTGCGGGCTGAGGCGCTGCAACTGACGGACGCTTGCCTGGAACGGGAGTTCCGCCGTCGGTGCCCGCGACCTCCGTCGCCTTGGCAATGTCGACCCAAAACTTGTAGACGTTCCATTGGATGAGGGCCAACCACATGCCGCCGCTCTGGCCGAGATCAAGCACCTGGTGCTTGCCCGGCAGAACGAATCGAGATCCTGGGTTCAAGTCCTGATCGTCCGTGGCGTAGCCGTCAGCGTCCACCTCGACGAGCGGTTCGGCCGGCACGCCGTTGTCATCCCAGGTCGGGTCGACAGGGCATAGATCGTTGCTCAACACCTGCCAGAGTCCGCCCTGTAGCTCGACCTTCGACACCGTGAGCGGGTCGGCGAACTTGATGAACGAACCGACGTCCACGTTCTGATCCGTCGGGTTGCCTACGGGACCCGGAGCGTCTGAGCCCGCGTAGCGGTAGAAGGTCTGCTCCGGGTAGTCGTTCCAAGCGCGCAGCTGGTCGTAGTTATCGATCTTGATCCCGGCGACCCGGCAGTTGATCACCCGATCGGCGTCGATGAAGAACATGTAGTGACCGGCGGCTCCCCCGCTTGCTCCGCGCTTGCCCCAGATCGCAGCGTCGCCTTTCCTGGTGTCGTAGTTCCCCTGAGCGTTCGGTTTGATCTGCACCCAGCCGTTCGCCTCGAAGTCGCGGAACATCGTGTCCGTGTTGCCGATGCGCAGACCGGCAGGCAGGAGTCCCGCTGCTTCGAGCGAGAAGTACCCCGCGCTTGAACAGTCGAAGCTGTTCGGACCGAAACGGCTCGTCATCGAGTACGTGATGCCCCGCGCTTGCTGCGTCAGGTACCAGTTTATTGCTATGTTGAACTTTGCATCCATGTCACCTCCTTTTGATGTCTAGCGCGTGCATGAGCAGCAGCAAAGCGCCGCCGCTCGAGAACAGGGCCCGTACGTCCGCGTCCGGCCGGACAATCGCGTTGATGAGCGCAACGATGATCAGATATATGGCGAAGAACGTCAGCCACTTGTAGCGCTTCCGGGACGCGTAGACGGCCACGAGCGCGTAAGGCACGAGCCTGATGAGCAGAACGAACGTAAGACTGACCGTCACTGCGACACCCCCTGTCCCACCATGAAGCTGAGCACTCCGGCCAAAGCCAAGAGCACCGCGACTACCCCGGCCACCAGCTTCTCGTTCTGAAACCACTTGCTCGGGGTGACGACCTGTACAGTCGTCGCGTTCGGAGCATTGATCTGTTGAGGCTGCTGGTTCGGGTGTTTCTCCTGGTACTGGGCGACTGCTTGAAGGCCGGTCTTCCACTCTTCGATCGAATTCACCCGGCCGTTCGTCTTCGTTGCCTGAGCTTCGACGCGTTCGAGCTTGCCGTCCATCTGCACGAGGTACACGAGCACATCGGTGATAGTCGGGTTCTGAGGTATCTGGAAGTCTGACATTAGAGACCTATGGCGAACCAGTTGAAGGACATGTAGCCGTTCGCCCCGACCGTTGTGAACAGATTGACCGGCATCGAGTCTTTCGTGACCGTGCCGACGTTGGCATAAATCCCATCAGTATTCGCGTACGGCCCGGATGCCGTAGCAGTCGCGGACTGCACGGCCGTCAAGAAGCCTGCAGGGAAGTTCACGACGACAGCTATCTTCGTGTTGGCACCACCGGTGTTGTTCTGCTGCGAAGACGTTCCCCATAAAAGTTTCAAACCCCCCAAATTGATGTAGAAAATTGTGCCGCCTGCGTTCCCTGAGTTCGTGATAGTCTTCACCGCAACGCCCGCACTAGTCGTAACGAACTGTCGAAGGTCGGCAATATTCGGAGCCGTGATTTGGGTTGTTGATGCCGGTACCGCGACCTGAGCCAAGATGATGTAAGGGTTCGCCGCTCCGACAGCGCTCTGAATCTGAGCCGTCGTAGGCACGACCGGTGAAGAAGCCGGAGTACCCGCGACCGCGACGAACTTCAGCACGTTGTTCGTGTTGTTCACCGGAGACTGGACCGCGGTCACGCTCTTGTCGACGTAGGCGACCACGTAGTCGATGCGCGGAGAAGCGGACGCCGTGGCGATCGTCACGGACTCCCCGGCGGTCGTGTCGTGGCTGATCATGTAGTAGTAGTCAGCCGGAGCCGTGCCGGTAGGGATGCGTCCGGAGCCAGGGTTGACGCGGACAGTCATGTTGGCCGAGCCGTTCGGTACTACGTCGAGGCCCTTGAACACCTGACCGGAGAACGCTTCGTTGAGACCTTTGAAGGTCGCGTACTCGTCAGATGCTCCCCCGTTGTAGTTGACGACGATTTTAGACACTTGCGGTTCTCTGTTTAGTTTTGCTTATGCCATCAATATAAAACACGCTGCGGCTTTTGCCTAGGCGATTTGCACGGCTGTCCACGTCGCATCTGACACCGACTGGAAGACGAAACGATAAGGTACTTGTTCGTCCTTGTTTCTATTGGACTTGATCCACGCGTGCCATTTCTGAACTCCGTTGACAGGCTTGAGCGGAGTGATGATCGCCGGCGACGCCCCAACGACCATGTCTATAGCTTCGATGCCGATGACGATCACGGGGTTTGAGATGGCCGACTTGGGAGTGACGGTGACTTCCACGCAAGCGGCTCCTCCGGTCGGAACGAACACCGTGACGTCCGCCGTCTTTTTGCGCAGCCATCGAACGCCGAAATTACTCGTTCCGAAGGATTGCAGACCCTTCATGTCGTCCAGCGTCTGACGCAGGTAATGCAGTCTTTCTACGAGCTGATTTTCGCTCGTCCTGTCCAGGCGCGTCATAGGACCCTCGCGACGCTCACGATGACCGGAGTCGTCGCGTAGGCGATGTACTTGAACCAAAAGCTCTGAGTCGGCGTCGCGGCTCTCGTGGTGATCCGGTAGTAATACTCGATGCTCGACCCGCCGAGTCCCGGGCTCTGCCCCGCGGTCACGGCCAGCGCGGTAGCGCCGGTGTCTTCGAAGAGGGTTGACTGAGTGGGGGTGAACAGCTGCGGCACCACTTGAGAGTGGAAGCGGGTCTCTCCGTCCGCAGCGCTGCGCGCGACCGAGAAGATCGCGACCGCATAGTTCGCCCCGGGCGCGGCGTTGAAGGTACCGGACAAATCGAACTGGTTCGCCGACTGGGTTTCGTACATCACCGCTTCGACGTATTGATTGCCCGTTTTGAGTTCCCGCACCGCGTCTTCGAGGCTCTTGATGCGGGCTATCAGCGACTCTTCCTCGCTTCTGTTCAACCTGTTCATACCGCCGTTATCTCCAGCGTCCCTTTACAGGAAGCGATGACGAAGAACTTGAAGGACAGGTTGACCGGTGCAGAACCCGCATAGACGTCGATCGTGTAGTCGTATTCTTGCGCGCCGATGGAACTCCACCGCTCGGTCAAGATGCGCGTGTAATAAAGCAGGTACCCCCGGCCCAAGCTGTCCAGCACTCCGTAGCGTCCGAGCTTGGTCGTGCCGTCGTACACGTCCGCAGACGCCCACACGATCGGCGCGGCTTGTGTACCGTCCGCCTTCCAGACGATGCTCCATCGGGCGCTGGTATTGGCCGGGACGGTGAAGTTGGCAACGTCGCGCGTACCTGGCAATGCGGTCTGTACGGCTTTGGTCGTCAGCGTGCGGGGGATGCTCTGTCGGCTGCGAAGCTCTCGCACGTCGGCGTCGAGACGGTTCATCATGACGCGCAGCGCCTCGTGGTCCTGTCGGTCAACAACGTCACTCACCCTGGCTCACCCCGAACGAGTCGAACGTCAGCTGTACGGCGCTCTCAAAATCGTTCTCGTCGATCGTCACGTCCACCTGTTCGATCCGGTAGAGCCCGTTCACGTTGTCGAGCCACTTGTGATCCATCACGCGCAGCGGCACGCGGTCGCCGGGAACGAGGAAGGCGTTCGCCGGGATCTCTTTGCCGGTGATCGTCACGACGGGAAGCTCGAGGATGTCCTTGGCCTGGTCGACCTCCGTCTGAGTGTTCACGTCCAAGGTGTCCTGCAGGACGACGCTGTTGAACTGGACCACCTTCTCGCGGACGTAGTAGTTGACCTGGCTGATGACGTCGCCCTTGGTACTGCTCAGCTGGTCGGAGCCGAACCCGGAGCCGACGCCGTAGATCTTGTTGAACAGAGTCAACGCGCTGCGGGACATCGCGAAGCCGGCGACGTTGCCGAGCGCTCCCCCGTAGATGAGGTTGACGTCCAGCCGGCGGGCGCCGATCTGCGAGTAGGTCCGGAAGTTCTTCATGTAGTCGAAGCCGAAGTCGAACGGAGAGTCGCTCAACTGGGCGAGCTCCTGGATCTTGGACTTCACTTCGTCGGACTGGTAGGTGCGGTCGCTGAGCTTGCCCGTCCCGTACTGATTGGAAGCGATCGTCATACCGACGCTTCCGTTCGGTTGAGCCTGCGTCGTGGCGATGAGGTCGGCGGCGATGGCCGTGCGCTCGGTCTGCGTGTAGGTCTTCGTCACGTAGCGGTCCTTGAGCAGGTTCAAGTAGCCCGTCGCGGTGATCGTGACGATGTAGTTCTGACCCGTGCCTCCGATCGATCCGGCGCGCGAGTTGTCCTGCTGGAGGTTGAAGCTGACGTCGACGACCTGCGTGCCGAACAGGTAGACCCCGTTGCGCTTCACTTTGACGTCGGTGACGTACGGAGCGATGAGCACCTTGGGGTCCGCTCCCCCGAGCGCGTTGGCGCAATAGCTCTCGAACGCGAACAGGTCGAGAGAGAACGTCAGCTGTTCGGCTTCGTTCCTGGTGAGCGTGAACTGGCGATTGAAGGCGAGGGCGCTGATGTCAGCGATCCTCTGTCCGTCCTTGGTCCATAGTTCGAACTCGTAGACGCGCTGCTGTCCCAGGTCCATCTAGATGCCCCTGAAGCCGCTTCTCCAAGAGAAGGTGCCCGTTACGGTGTCCGAGCCGTTGGTCGTCGTCAGCTTGATCGAGTTGCCGCCGGGAAGCAGAGGGAACCAGCTGCTCGTCGGCGTCAGGTAGGCGAGGATCGATCCTCCGTTGAGCAGGACCGTGCGGTTGTACATGTCGATCGTCACGACGTCGCCCGCCGAAGTGGTGAGCCCCTGCAAGGTAAAGAACTGGTTCGTGCTGACGTTCGTGATCGTGGGGTTCGTCATCGGACCGGTGAGCGTGATGACAGGGAAGACGGCGACGTTGCCGGAGTTGACGATGCTCGTAGGGAGTCCGCCCGGACGCCACTTGACCGGGTTCCAGGCGATAGGCCACACCACGCCGCCGCCCGAGACGGGAGAAATGGCCGCCGTGTTCAGGCCGCCCGAGTTGTCGTAGATGGTCGGATCGGGTGCGACGAGCGTCAGCGTGAACGGAGCCTGCCGCCACGAACGGACGATCGGCATGTCCAAGCTGTCCAAGTACGCGTAGACGAGGTACTGGTTGCCAGCGTCCGTCGTGATCGTCAGAAGCACTGAGCCGGTCGCTACGGCCGTTTCGAACGCGCGGCGGGTGTTTTCCAATCCGAACACGTCGTCGGCCCACACGCGGCCCGTGAACGTGATCAGGCGCGCTCCGTAGAACTGCGCTCCCACGTAGCCGCCGTTGCGGCCCGAATAATTGCCGCTGCTGGTTCTGACCGGTGCCATAGAGAGCCCTTCGACGGGCTCGTCGAGATAGACGCGGTTTGCCGCGCTCGGGTCGTTCAGTTTGAATCCATTTACTCCTACGATCATCGTGTTGCTAGCTTTCGACCGATAAGCGACAGGAACTTCTGCTCGTCCAAGTTGTTGTGGATGTGCAGCCCGCCTTCAATGACGAGTCCTCCGCGGTCATTAGTTTGTTGTTGTTTCGGCAGTCCGGTCGATTGGTCGACGTCCTTCTTCGGCACGACGTACTCGCCCTTGTGAACGACTCCGGCGATCTCATTGACCGGACCCGGACCCGTGTAGCCGCCCGTCGCGAACTTCGGAATCGGCAGGTTCATCAGCTGCGCGTCCGCTTTGAGCGCGTTCTGCGCGACTTGGTTGTACTTCGCCTTGTAATCGGCCGAATAGACGCCGGACGCTTGCACCTGGGCGTTGCGGTTCAAGATGTCCTGAGTCGCTTTGCTGTTGGCGGCAGCCGCGTCCTTGGCTCCTTGGATCGCGGCCTTCATGTTGTTGTAGGCAGTCATGACCGCCGCGATGGAAACGAGCGCGGCCCCGATCGCGATGGCAGGCATGACCAGCGGCGTGGCCAGGAGTGCCGAGAGTGCGCCCCACGTCGCGCTGGTGGTCGCTGCCGCCGTCGCCCACGCCCCGGCTGACAGTCCCGCTTGAGTGACTGCCGCGGCGGTCGTCACGACGAAAGCCGCGACCACTTTCGGAAGCTCGGTCACGACCCACGCGACTGACACCTTGACGGCGTTGGCGATCCAAGCCGCGCTCGCTACTGCCGCTTGCGCCGTGGCGCTGGCAGCCGTGGTCACGAAGCCGACGACGATCGTCGGAAGCTCGGTCGTCACCCATGCGAACGAAGATGTGGCTGCGGATGCCACCCAAGCCGCGGAGGCCGCGGCGGCATGAGCGACTGATTTGGCGGACGTGAGCAGCGTTGCGGCGACGATCTTCGGAAGCTGCGTGGTCACCCACGCGAAGGAGGCGCGTCCGGCGTTGAGGATCCAAGCCCAACCGGCGTCCGCAGCATGAGCCGCAACCTTGATCGATGTCACGCTGCTGGAGAGCAGGATCTTCGCGGACTCGAGCGCCCATGCGAGAGAGGCCTTCGCAGCGTTGAGAACCCAGGCGCTTCCGGCTACGACCGCGTGAGCGGCCATCTTGACCGAGTTCACCGCACCGGACGCGACCGTCTTGGCCAGGTTCGCTACCCATGCCGCTGACGCCGAAACGGCTCCCGCGACCCAACCCGCGCCGGCCGCGATGCCGGACGCCGCGATCTTGACGCCCTGTACTACTGCGAGGACGCCCGCACGGATGAGAGCGGGACCGAAGATCACGCCGAGCGTGATCGCAATGCCCTTGATCCAGCCCTCATACGACTTGTAGAAGTCGATGCCGTCCTTCACCCGGTCGCGCATCCAGTCGACGGCGTCTCCGCCCGCCTTCATCGCGTCAGAGAACTTGCCCTTGACGAACTCGACCGAGTCGTTCCAAGCGTCTTGGACTTGTCCCCACGCGTCCTTGAGCACGTCCGCTGCCTTGCCGACGATGTCGAACTTGGTTTGCAGGTATACGAGCCCGACCGCAAGCGCCGCGGCAGCCGCGATTCCGAGCGCTATAGGAGTGAGGCTCAGCGCGCTGAGGGCGAGGCCGATGGTCTGAGCGGCTTTGGCGAACGCCACCAGGTCGGTGATGACGTTGCCGATCTTGAACGCGACGAACGCGGAAGCGACGCCGATCAGTGCGAACTTGATCTCAGGGAGATGCGTGGCGCCCCACTTGATCCACTCGACGAGCTTCTGTCCAGCGCCTTCGACGAAGTTGGCGAGCCCGTTGCCGATCTGTTTCGCGGCGTTCTTGAGCTCCGGAGTCGACATGGCATCGGAGAAGCCCTGTACTGCCTTCGTCAAACGGTCGAAGAGCCCGCCCTGTTGAACGAGCACCGGAGAGCCGTCGTCGAACTTCGAGTAGTCGATGCCGATCAGTGAGAACGCGAGGGAACGGACGGAGCCGGTCAAGCCGCTGAGGCGGCCGGTCATCGTGTTGCTCATCTTCTCGATGGCGTCGGCCGGGACCATGCCGCGCATCGCCTCGTTGAACGTCTGCGCGGAGATCTCGCCGGCCGCCATCTTGTCGCGGACGTCGGTGATGGACACGCCGAGCTTCTTCGCCAGGGCGGTCGTGATCGGGACGCCGTTCTCGATCAGCTGGAGCGCGTCCTGCGCGTAGAGCTTGCCCGCGGCGTTGACCTGGCCGTACACGACGGCGAGGTTCGACCAGTTGGCACCCGTGGTAGCCACGAGCCCGCCGAGCGTCTGGATGTCGCCCTTCACGTCCTGAGCGGTGCGTCCGTAACCGAGCAGCGTCTTGGCGGCGGCAGTGACGTCAGGGAAGGCGAACGGAGTGCCGCGCGCGAAGTCGTAGAGATCGGTGAAGAGGTCTTTGGCCGTCTGGGCGTCGCCGGTGAGAGCCCGGAAGGAGGCCGCCGTATTCTGCAGCTGAGTGGCGCTGGCCAGGCCGAAGCCGACGAACGCGGTAGCGCTTCCGGCGACGATGGCCGTTGCCGCTTTGGCAGCCGTCCCGATGAAGTCGAAGTTGCTTTTGAAGCGTTCGGCCGCTTGCGAGGCGCTGCCCGTATCGCTCTCGACCTGTTGGAGATTTTTTCGAACCGAATCAGAGGCGGCCTTGCTGCCGCTCTCTTTCGTCTCAATCAGGATGCCGATGCGATTTTGTGCCACTCGTTATTCAATTGACAGTGTTTAGTTGTTGTTTCGCGCTTTCTGTCTTTCTTCGTCCAATTTAACACGCTCCTGGTCGAGTAGACAGAACCAAATGAACTCGTCCACGGCCTCTTCCGGCTCGCGCTCAAATTGAAGACGGGAGAGGTGAAACCTCTCCCTGTAGCGGTATTCGAGAACCGCGCGCACCACTTCCGGATCGGCGGAGTCGAGTTCGTTCCGTACGACGACCTTGCTGTATTGCTCCCAAAGGTCCGCGAACTGACGCCGCTGATCCTCTAGGCTTTTGGGGCGACGAACTTGCTCTGCGTGATCGTGGTGAAGATGTCAGTCAGGACCACTTTGCCGAAGTCGTCGAGGTCGTCGACCTCGGCTTCCACGTGCTCGCCGTCCACGACGACCGTGCCGCCCTTGAACGCGTGCTTCGCTGCTTCGCGGAAGACTTCTACCGTTCCGGCTTCGTCATCCTTGTGCAGCTTCTGCAGTTTGGCCTGCACCTCGTTGCTGTAATCGTTGCTCAAGGGTTGAAAACGGATGAACGTCTGGTCGTCGAATCCGTCGGCCAGGCCGTCAAGCAAGTAAGTTTTCGTTAGGTCCAATCGTGACATGTATGTGTTGCTCCAATTAAATAGTGCCCTTATTTACGCATAAGGGCACTTGAGAGTCAACGGTCAAGCTTTAAGCAGGAAGATAGCTTACCTGTGCGTTCGTGAGAACGGGAACCACCGTCTTTCCGGTGGTGTCAGGCTCGAAGTAGAGCGAGACCGTCTGGGTCACGATGTCGTCCAATCCCTTGTTCAGAGAGATTTCTCGGATGCGCACACGGTTGCCCGAGAGGACAAGTGTCTTCGTTCCGTTCGCGATCGTGATCTGAGCGGACTGAATCGAGTTGGCGAACCAGCCGTCTTCGAAGTCGGTGTTCTTGTAGCGCATCGTGATCTCGCCCTTCGCTTCCCAAGGGCCGCGGTCGAACTCCGCGTTGGAGTCGGTGCCGAGCGGGAAGAACGGATCGCCGGTCGAGCGGTCGAGGTTCAGCGTGACGCTGGTCGCGTCGATCACCGGAGCGGCTGCGATCCCCGCCTGGTTCGCAGCAAACTTGATCGAGACGTGCTTGCTGGTGAACTCGGTCTCAGGGACGAACGCCGCCGAAGTAGTGACGACCGAGCCGAGCCGCGCCTTCATCGGAGCGGAGACGGTGACCCATCCTCCTGCTTCCGCCTTCAGTTCGATGCTGTCGACTACCGCGTACGGGTGCCGCTTGCTGTGAGCCGGGCTGACCATGGAGAGGGTCGCCGTCTTCGGAACGGAGCTTGGAAGCACGTCGAAGGTGTGGTTGAAGAGTCCGCCGTTCGCTACGGAGCTGACGGAACCGAAGAGCAGGTAGAACAGGTAGCCGATGCCGATGTCCGTCACTTTGCCGCCGAGCGTGCCCGCATAAGAGCGCGCGACGATCTCGCTGTCGTTCACCTTGACGGGGTTTCCCATCGCGCTGTTGTTCTCGATGATGTTCAGGTTCGGCTGCAAGTCGTTGTCGAGCCATCGGTAGAAGATCTGCGGAGCTACCGGAACGCCGGGCGTGGTTTCGAGCCCGAGCCCGACCGCCTCGATCCGTCCGTCAAATTGCTGGTGGCTACTCATCGCTCTTCTCCTTTCCGGCTTGGTCGGCCGCTTCTTGTTGTTTCGCTACGATCGCGTCGTGCTTCTCCGTCGCTTCAGCGAGGGTTTCGGCTTGGACCGAGATGCCGGTGTAGGGGAAAGTGAAAGTCTTCGTCATGTCGACTTCCTCGGCTTCCGCCACCTTCTTGATAGGTTCTTCCTGTTTCTTAGTCATGCGGCCAATATAAAGCAAGCGCAATCATTTTAGAATAGGAAACTAATAGCGCACGTCGACCGAGTACTGGATGCCGAAGGTCACGTGGGCCTCGATCGTCATCAGCCCCGAATCGCGCGGCTGGATGCCGTATTCAGTGGTCATGTCGTCGGCTATCTCGTTCTGGTCGAGTCGTCCGAAGTCGCGGATCGCGCCTTTGACCGTCTGGTCCATGTAGTGACCGGTGGTTTCGTCGCGCCGGCCTACGATCGCCCGCAGTTTGCGCTGGGTCGGCGCGTCCAGGACTTCCTTGTCGTTCCGGTAGTCGTCCTTCTTGTCGAAGACGACCTTGATCAGGATCTGCTCTTCGATGTCGTCCTGGCTCATTGAGCCCTGGCTGGTGACGTCTTGGTTCTCGCTGACGATGACGCAAGGGAGGTCGAACGCGGCGATGTCTCCGGGGTCGTCGTCGAAGTAGCGCTTGAAGTACTCCCCGAAGCGGTCGCGAAGCAGATCGATCACCTTCGTGACGCGATCGCCGTAGTCGCCCGCCAGAGGGTCGAAATCAGACACCGGCCGACTCCATGTTCTTGCCGATGTTGTCAGCGATGAACTCGCCTACGCGCTGAGCGCGCGGAGCGTCGACGTCCATCGTGACGCGCTGAGGCACGCCCTCGCCGTTCTGGTGGAAGCGGAAGTAGAACCTGTCGTTGAACAGGAACACCGAGCTCTCTTTGGCGTCGAACTTGTAGCCGCGGTTCATCGCGCCGCTGCGAATGAGCGGAGGACGGCCGGGGAAGCGTCGCGCCTTGAGGGCCGCGTAGGAGGCGCTGAGAGGCTGCCAGGGCTTGCCGACGATCTGGCCTCGAGACGCGAACACCTCGCCGGAGAAGAACTGCGAGAGGTACTTGCCGGATGCGTTCATCGCCTGGCCGAGATTCAAGATGGTCGCCCCGAACTTCTGGAACCGGGACATGAACTCCCGGCTGCCGCTGACCTTGATCGTGACCGAGAAGTCAGCCATCAGAACCGCTGTCCGATCCCGAACATGCGCGGCTGATCGCCGAAGTCATAACTCACCCCCTCCGTGGTGGAGAGCGAGTTCCCGTCCGTGTCGGTCAGGGATGCGCCCTGGTTGGCGTACAGCTGCACTGAGGCGCGCGCTTCGTCGACGAGCTTCTGGTACTTCGAGCCGTAGGCGTTGAGCAGAAGGAAGGCTGCTGCAAGCTTCTCGGTCAGAACGCGCACCGCGTCGGGCACCGGCTTGAAGGGCGTCTCGTAGTAGTTCGCCAGGGCGGCGTTAATCTCTGCCTGCGCGGCTCGACGCTGCTGGTCCACGGCGGTGTCGCTCAGGTTGGTCGAGTTGGTGAAGCCCGCCTCGGCCCGGATGTCTCCGAGCGACGCGTAGCGCGCATAGTCATCCCCGCGGACGGCGGCAGACAGATCGAGCGGCGTCTCTTCGTCAGTGAGCTCGTTCCAGTTCGTGAGCAGGTACCAGTAGCCGGCACCCCCGCTTGGATCGGCGTAATAGGTGTCGGGCCGGTCCGCCTGGATCGCCCGGCTGGCCAGAGGGCTGAACGCCTCGATCAACGGCACCCTGCCGTCGACGTTGACTGCTCTGCGGATGCGCACCCGGTCGCCGAGCACGGCCGTGACGGGCTCAAAGCGCTTGTGTGCGCGTTCCAATGGCGCGGCCAGGTTCAGGGTCGTTTCATCGGCAACGGCCTCAACTACGGCCTTCTCGCAGCCGTCCAGGCCCGGTTCGCCCAAGTAGATCGACTGACCGGCAATGAAACCGGCCGTATCAGCCACGCTGACGGCGGAAGCCCCCTCCGCCGCGTCGAGAGCAAGCTCCGACCGTTCGGTGACGTTCTCGTTCCTGAATGACTTGACGAAGAGGGGTACTGGCATTGAGTTTCGTGTTTCCTTGAGCATCAATATGACACAGTGACTCCACTAATTGAATAGTAATGCGAGCGGCCCTCGCGGTTCTGCTACAGTCGCCCCATGCTCACGCCCGGGTCGGCCGTTCATCTGCACGCGGTCGGCCAAGCCGCTGCCCCGACCGCCCCTTGGTGGGGCGTTCCCGTCGTGGCGGGCTGCTTCCTGATCGTCGGCGCGATTCTGGGGTTCCTCTTCAATCGCCTCCAGGACAAACACAGAGCCAAGCGTGAAAAGCTCGAGCGTTGGGATCAGAACGTCCTCGACCACACTTCGCGCGTAGTTCTGTTGGCGGAGCGGTTCATCGCCGAAGCACATGAGCACGAACTGTCCACGCGCACCATGGCCGAAGCGGGGATCGCCCAGATGCACGCAGGCCAACCGGTAGCCCCACCTCCCGTGCCCGTTCCGACTCTTGCCCGATTCATGGACACCTACGAAGAGATCGCGAGCGAACTGACGTCGCTCCGGCTCATCGCTACCAGCAGCATCCGCGACGTGGCTCAGACGGTCAAAGACGAGGTCTGGCAGCTGATGATGACAACCGAGATGGCTGACATCTACGCCCGGGAGAGGACCGTCCGTACGTCCGTCGGTTCGCTCGAAACTGCGGTCCGGAGCCACTTCGGAATCGAGTGACTAGCGGGGCAAAGGGTGCGCGCTAGAGTCGCGGAGTGAGCCTCACTTCGGTACCAGGTGCGACGACGATTCCGACGCCCAGCCCGTCCCCCATCGTGGTGGAGCTGTCCAACCAGGCGTCAACTGCCCCTTGGTGGGGAGTACCAGTGATCGCCGGCATCTTCCTGCTCGCCGGTGCGTGCCTCGGGTACGTCTTCAACCGGTCGATGGATCGAAGGCGCAACCTCCGCGAAGACCAGATCCGCTGGCACACCGTCGTCCGGGAACTTGCCGCGGACATAGTGGCGCTCGGAGACGACCTAGCCTGGTCCGGCCGCGTGCTCGATTCGTTGCGCAATGACGACGGGGACATCGACGACGCCAAGCTCCCCGGCTACTCGGAGCAGCTCAAACGGTTCAGCGAGGACCTCCAGTCCATGTTCTCGAAAGCGAACCAATTGAACCTGCTCGTCGGCAGGGACATCGGCGATCCGATGTTCCTGTTCACCTACGTGTCCAGAGACGCCTCAAAGGTTCCCGACGACGACGAAGAGCGGAAGCTCATCAGGACCACGCATAAGAAGTTCAAGGACGACTTCATCGCTGCAGTCCGCAAGTACCTCGAACTAGACACGGAGCAAACAAAAAGAGCCCCGTAGGGCTCCGTTTGGCGCGTAGGACCGATTAGTCCTGTTTTACTGCACGTGCGGCCGCGATGGCCTCCACGATCTGATCGCGCTTGCTGTCGCCGTTGATTCCTTCCAGGACGAGCCCTTCGGATTCAGCTTCGGCCAGCAGTTCGGCTTTGGTCTTCGGTTTTTCTTCGATGACTTCCGCTTCTTGAGCGTGGCGGCCTTTGGTCGCGACGCCCGCTTCGATGAGGGCGTCGGCCTGGTCGGTCTTCAGTTCGATCGACTGGCCCTTCGTGTAGATTTCGCCGTCGTGTTCAATGTTCGTGAGTGCTTTTACTGAAACCATGTTGATGTTCCTTCCTACGCCACAGCGTTCTTGATTAGTGAGAACAGTTCGCTCGCGAAGAGCATCTGGTCGTAGTAGTCGTTGTTGCGGACGTACGTGCCCTTAGGGTCGTTCTCATCCCACTTGTCGACGTACTTGCCATCGCGGAGAACGAGCGTGTAACCGCCGTTTACAGCGCGCAGGGAAGGCGTTCCCTGGACGAAGCCGATGATGATGTCCTTGCCCCAGACTGATGTCGGAGTTCCGGTCTGCCCTTCGGTCGTCGCGTCGTACATGGCAGCGCCTACGAACACCTGGGTGATTCCGTAAGGAGCGAAAAGCTTGATGAAGTCGGCGGTGCCGACTACGCCGGTCTGCGTGTACTTGATGCGTTCGAGGATCTTCGGGTGGTCGACGAGCTGAAGCCAGACGTCCCAGCCGAAAGCGATCGTGTTAGGACGCTTGAACGACGTGTTGCGTTGCTGGATGATGCGGTTCTTGATCGTGACGAACGGATCGGAGTTCGCGTAGTCGCTGAACTGGCTCGTGCCCGAAAGGGTGATGTTGTTCGTGACGATCGAAGTGTCGCGCAGCATTGTAGCCAGGCTGATTTCCTCGGCGAGCGTCATGACTTCGTTAAGGTTTTCGACAGAGTCGCTTTCGATGTTCAACGGCGAGTCGACGAACTTGTATTCGTCCTTGCTGATGAAGTCTTTCAACGCGTGCTCTTGAAGAGGACCGAAGTCTTTCAGAGACTTGCCGAAGGTGATCTCAGAAGTCTTGCTGCGACCCGTACGGAGATCGATGTTCGTACCGCCAGCGCGCAGGTTGTCTTTGTTGTACGCCCAGTATTTGCCGGTCGGTTTGTCGACGACGATCACTGGGAACAGTTTGCGAGCAATGAAATCGTCCGAGCCGTTGGTGTACTTCTGACTCAGGCTGGTCAGTACTGGGTCGACGTATGATTGTCCGGTTGCCATATTCAGTTTTCCTTTGTGGATTTAGTTGTTTAGTACAGGAGCGAGAGCTTGTCGTATTCGAGTACGTCGCCCGCTGCTGCTGCTGCGCGTGCTCGACCGAACACGCGGACCGACGGTTGAGCGCCAGCTGTTGATTGGACCGCGGTGACAGCCTTGCCGCTCGCGTCTGATGTCAAGAGGGCGTCCTTCGCGATCGTCCCCCCGGCCAGAACTTTGAAAGTTCCCGATCCGTTGAGGTTCGCGACGTCTGCCGTCTCCGTTGCTTTAGGCGCGTTCGCCAGGACGCCACGGATGTTGTCCGTAGGTCCGGTAGCGAGGATGTACTGTCCGAGCGCGTCAGTCTTCACGATGAAGTACTGTTTCGCGGTCAGATCTGCACCCGCTTGTCGGCTGTCGTAGTCACCTTGTCGAAATGATGTCATGTGATTCCTTTCCTTTTACTTTCGTTCTTCGTCGACCGCTTTGCTCAGAGCTTTGTCTGATGCGAGGACAGTCTTCATCGCTTCGTTCAAGCGGGTTTTGCCTTGTGAGTCCGCGACGATCTTCTCCGCGCGGGTCATGAGCTGTTCGGTAGCGGTGCCTTCAGGCGTTCCGCCTTTGCCGATCTCGTCGGCGTTGATGTCTTTGTTGACCGGGAGGCCGTTCAGGAAGCTTTCGAGCGCCGGGCGAGATTCACCGGATGCCAGAAGGATCTTCACGAGATCTGCCTTTTGATCGCTTTTCACTTGGCCGGCTTCGATGCGAGCGTCAGCGAAAGTGCTTGCTTCCGTTTGAGCGAGCTTTTCAGCCGCTTCGACGCCGCGCTGAGCGTTGGCACGGAGCGTCGCGAGTTCGTCGGCGCCGATGTGCACCTGTTTGTCGTTCGCTTCGACTTTCGTTTCAGTCTTGATGCCGAACTTAGTCAGTTCCTCAGCAGACAGTTGGTCTTTGTGTTCTTCGAGGAAAGCGCGGTGCTCGTCTTTGAGAGCGCTTGCTTCCATCGTTCGGACGTCTTCGAGTTTCAAACTCATAGGTTCTCCTTCTGTTCTTTTATTGCTGCTGCCTTGAATCTCCGAGGCCGCGACCTTCTTGAGCTTCTTGAACAACGGACGGTTGGTCAGCCCCGCGCCGGTAAGGACGTTCGGGACCATGTGCCACTCTTCCTCTGGGTCTTCCCAGGGCAGGGCCCGTGGGTTGAACTCCGGAGAGATGTAGCGAAACTCGCCCTCCACGATTGCTTTCTGACCCGCAGGGGTCCATTCGATGTCTGCCAATAGCGACAAGACTCCGTTGACGTCTTCGGCGCGCACGTTGAAGAGCCACCCTGCGGCTTTCTCACCGCCGTAGTGGCTGTAGTTGATAGGGGCTTTGCCTTCGGAGTCGTCAGGCAGGCCCACGTTCGCGGCAAAGTTCGTGGCGAACGCGCGGATGTCGCTTTCGGTCAACTCGAAGTCGCCGTGCCACGGTGTGTTCCAGTTGCCCGCGTGCAGCAGTTGGATGGTCTTGGGAAGACCGCCCTGATCGTCGGCTTTTATCTGAATCTGTCGGATGAACTTGTTGTTTGCCATTGCTGCCATGAATATGAGCTACGGCATAAGCTTTGTCAACACGATTTAATAGACGTAGATCAGGGAGCAGCGGCAGCGGGGATGAGCGGCCGGACGGTCTATCTCGACGCCGTTGCTCATCATGAACAGGTCGTCTATGTCGATCGTCTTGCCGATAAGCGGGGTGCAGAGAGCGCACGCACCGGCCAGGCCGTCCCAGGTCTTCTTCTTCGCTCCGGTGGCCTTCGCGTAGAGCTTGTAGCCCGTCTGGTAGGCGTTCACCGGTTCGGTCTGCGCGATCAGTTCGGCGCGTACGGGGTTGTTGATGATCTTGAAGAGGCGCTGCTTCGCGAGCGTCGCGTCCTCCCCCAGGCTGATGCTCTGGGCTACGGCCTCGCGGATGAGCTTGCGGGTCGTGACGGTCGCGCCCTTGACGAACGTGGCCACGTGGAGACGTGCGGCTTCCAGGACGGCCTCGTCGAGCGTCGAGAACCCGGCAGGGATCTCGTAGATGAACTCGCCTGCCAGAGCGCCAGTCGCGATCAGTGAAACGATGATGTCAAGCACGGCGGCTGTGAGCAGTTGTTCCTCGCGGGCCCACGCCGGGTCGTCGTTGTTGAAGACAGGTCCCGAATCCGCGCTGATCGGTTGCGGCAACCGCGTCCAGTCGACGTAGCCGGCGGCACGCGTTCCAAGCTCGAGCAGGTACTCACCCATGGCTGTCTGCATCATGGCTTCCAGTTCGAGCAGAGCACGGAAGGTGTCCTCCGACTGCTTGTAGCTGTCCTGCCACTCTTCGGTCGCCCGGATCTCTACGTGCAGCTCTTCGGCGGTCCTAAGGATCTCGTCGCGACTTGCCATACAGCTTGTCCCTCAGGCTGGCGAGAACGCCGCGCGCTCGTTCGACAACCGACGCCTTCTTGTCGGTCGGGTTCTGTTCGTCGTCAGGCGCGTCCTCGTCGTCCGGACCATCCGAAGCGGGTTCGCCATCGTCCTGTGCGGCTTCATCTTCTTCAGGGCGTTCAGGAAGGCGCAGGATGCCTCGCAGGTACGCCTCGTCTTCGGAAGTAGGAACGATCATGCCCGCGTCGACCAGGCTCTTGAGCGCTGCGGCCAGTTCGGTCAGGCTCTCTCCGTCCACGTCACCGGCTACCAGCTTCGGGTACTCGGTCACGTTGAAGTTGCGGTCCACGATGTCCTTGATCACGTACCTGTTGAGGGTGTCCGCGATGTAGTCGGCAATGAATTTGACGTAGTGCTCGAAGATCGCCAGTTGAGGTTCTCCTACGGCGCGGGAACCGCTGCCGCTGGTGGACCCGAGGTTCATGAACTGAGCAAGCACGTTGACGGAGATCTGCCGGTCGTGGTGCTCAATCGACGGCATGGACTCTTTGAGTGTCTTCGCCTGCATGTCCATGAAGTCGATGTTCCAGCCGTCAGGCTCGGTGATGTGACCGATCTCGCTTGCGCGAAGGTCTTCGGCCGCACGTTCGGCGGCAACGATCTGTTTGGCCTCCGCGTTCTTCGGGTGCTTGATCTTCACCACGCCGAGTCCCTGCCGTTCGTGGCCGATCGCGTCGATCTGGTAGAGCTTGTCCTTGTAGTAGTAGTGCTTGTACGCGGAGCGCAGCACGCTCACGCCTTCGAAGTTGTCGCCCTCCTGTTCGTTGGTGAACACTACGAGCTTTTCAAGCGGGATCGAAATGTCTATGCCGCCCGGACCGGTCTGAGTGATGCCCGGCTTCCCTGCCGCTTCCCATTTGGTGATGCTGGTCTGCTTGCGGAACGCGAGCTTGCTCATGTACACGCGGTTTACGCCGTGCACGGGACCGTAGGAGAGCGCCTTCTCGAACGCGGCGAATCCGAACTCAAGATGAGTCAGGATCTCGCCGAGCGTCGTCTTCCAGCGCAGCACGTTGAACATCTGATCGGTGATCATCTCCGCCACCTCCAAGTCCTTCGCCTCTTTGGACGCGGGCTGCACGTGGTAGCTGAGGGCCTTAACCGGCTCTTTCACGACGCGGAGGGACATCTTGACCGTGGCGTCCGACCGGCGCATCTCTTCCCAGACTTTCGGAGCCCTCCGGCCCATCAGCTCGAAGTTGTATTCCTCGTTGGTGATGATGCCGTTGAAGATCTGAGTTCCGGACTGTCCGGTCTCTGGGTAATCTTTGCGGGTCGGTTTCTGCTTTGTCGCCATCTGCTTGTAAATATGAGCTAGAAGCGCTTATTTAACAAGCCCCCAGTCATCGTCGTGCCGCGGAATCCGCCGTCGTCTTCGTCGTCGCTCTTCGGCGATTCGTAGGCGAAGTCCTGAGGGCGGTTCTTGTCCACCCAGTAAGCGGCGAGCAGGGCGTCGGAGTAGTCGGGCGACCGGCCGAGGCGCAACTTGAGTTCGGGTTTGCTCTCGATAATCGTCTGGCGCTCTTTGAACTTGACCTTGTGCGCCGAGAGGTCCTTCTTGTACTCCTGCAGGTGCGGCACGTCCTCGAAGAACAGCAGGGTGCCCTTCTCCAAGTCGGTCGCGATGTCGGAGTAATTCTGGGACCTGATGTTGTTGAACAGCGCGATGCTGTCCTTCTTCTGAGCTGGCGTCGGATCGTCGATGATCACGCCGTACTTATCGAGCACGCGTATGCCTACGGTCGAACCGGCGATGAACGCCTGGACGTAGAAGCCAAGGCGGTTGCAGGCGTCCAGGACGCCCGAGCCGATACCCACGGCGTCGATCGCCGCGTCCTCGTAACCGCCCCCTCGCGACTGCACCCAGTCGATGAACTCTTGCGCGATGAAGGTGTCGACGTCGAAGTGGGGATCATCCTGCGGGATCTCAAGCCGCTTGGAGTCGACGACCACTCCGCCCTTGAGCTCGGTGAAGATACAGCCGTCCCCGCCCCTCGAAGGGTCGCACCCGAACGCCGACCTGGCGTTGCGGTCAAAGTCGTCGGTCGTGCGGATCTTGTGCGAGGCGATCAGTTTGCCCTCGTCCTGGTCGAAGTCCCAGTCACCTTCGAGCAGGCGCCGGCGCTGAGCAGGAGGGAGGCTTCTAAGCGTCTCGATGTAGTTGCGGGGAAGGAACGGGTTGTCAGTCGGCAGGGACTTGATGAAGACACGCTTCGCCCCGTCCACGTAGAGCTTTCCGCCGATCCACACGTCGCCGCGCGGCCATGACTGCATGTCTCCACCGCCCAGGCGTTCGAACACGTCGTAGTACTGCTCCCGCGCGAAGTTCTGAGACGGGTTGCAAGTCTGGATCGTCTTGCCGGTGATGTCGTACTCGCGGTTGAGCTTGCGGTTGACACGTGACGCGAACGCGCGCACGGCCCGCTCGTCCAGTTCGCCGATCTCTTCGATGATCGCGTGCGTCAGAGGCAGGGAACCGAAGCGGTCGTAGTTCGGATCGGACGGCGCGTACGCGAGGTCGTGCAGCGTGATCGCGCTGCCGTTCTTGTAGTAGATGCCGGGGTTCGGGGAGCCGGGAGCCTTGTAGGTGAAGTCATCCTTGCCGATGCCGAGGTAGAGGTGCGCTTCGGTCAGCAGGGTCGCGACGGTCGTCTTGCCGAGGTTGGAGATCTCCTTGCGTCCGAGCCCGATAGTGATGCCCGGGAACTTGCGGCACTCGATCGCCGCCCACATAGTGACGAGCAGACTCTTGCCGCCGCCCGCGCCGCCTCCGAAGAGCAGGTCGACCACGAACGGGTCGTTGAGCACGTTGAAGGCGAGAAGCTGCTTAGGCCCCAGTCGGATGTTCGGCATCGTGCGAGTTCTCGACGACGGTGATCGTCAGTTCGTTGTTTCCATAAAGGCCGTCCGGGTTCACTGAGTGCTCGACCTTCTCAGTGAGCTTGCCCTTGAGCTTGTAGGCCAACAGAAGCGCCTTCGCCTGCGCGTCGTGGTTGGGCGCGTAGTACCAGACGACGGTCACGCCCGTCATCGGGTTCGTCTCCGAGTTGCGCGGCGAACAACCGGCTTCAAGCAGGATCTCCCTGATCCGTTCTTGCGGCACCCAGATGGGAAACTTGGCCGATTCGAGCTTCTGCGCGTTCAGCAGCTCGTGATGCTTCGCCAGCAGGTCGATGTCCGGCAGAAACGCTTCCATCGCTTCCTTCCACTCCATCGTGCGGGTGAGGTTGCTCGGGTTCTTCGCTGTGGCATCCGAATACCCGGCGCGGCGCATGGACTCGGAAACGCTGACTTTTCCATGTCCTTCCACGTAGATCTGAATTGCTTTCGTTTGCATAGGAGTCGCCATATCTACCCCTATTAACGCACAAGCGGAACGATTAGAAAAGAGCGGTTTTCATTGACCCCTAATCGAAAAAACATCGTCCGGCCTGCGGCGCTTATCTACTTCGAGTCCGGGTGTTTTGTGATAAGAGAATCCATAGGGCCGCGTGCCGTCCGGATCAGTCCTGGGCGAGCGCTTCTTTTGCCACCTGCTGGACAGACTTACCTTCAGCAGAGGCGCGCTCCCTTACGTCGTCGTACGTCTGCACCTCGGTCTCCTGGAAGACCAGGTTCAACCGCCGCTCCGCCCGCAGCTCAACATGCGTGTAGTCGTCGGGGTGCGCCCAGAAGCAACGCTCGCAAGCTGATGCGTCACGGATCGTCCAGTTGGGGCAGTGCTCGCACGACCAGGACTTCGCGCGGTTGTCCGGTGCGCACAGCGGCATGAAGTCCTCGAGCAGCATCTCGGGCTGGTCCCCCGCGATCGCAAACGGTACGCGGTGGTCGGCCTGCAGCACCCTTCCCGCGAACTTGCCCTGGCACACTTCGCACTTGAAGCCGGTGCTCTCTTTCACGCGGTCCGTGAACGCCTTCGGAAGCACCACGCGTCCCGCGCCGTCCTCGTTGGCTTTGCCGTCGAAGGTGTAGCTGGCCATCCGCTTGCCGCCGACGTTCACCATGACCGAACGGACGCCCGCTCCGGCGTCCTTCAAGTCGCGCGCCGCACGCGGCGGGTGGTTGTACCCGAGCTTCGCCAGCTCGTCAGTAGTGATGGCGCCGTGTTCGAGGATGTGGTCGCGGACTACCGCCGCCCGCTTCGACATCTTGAGGCCCTTAAGCCATGTGACCTGTTCGGGGGTAAGTTGAAGCGGCGCGTTAACTGACACCTGATCATCATAGTGATCCGGTTCAATTAGGCGTCAGAAGAGCGAAGCTTGATCCGCCGGCTCTACGTCAATCCGCGCGTCGATGTTGTCCTCGCCACCAAGACGCTGCACCAGCGCAGGGCTGATGTAGAGGGACTCGATCGACATCTCGCTGCGACCGCTCAACGTGGCCTGTGACGAAACCCCCACGACTACGTGGCGATGCGTCAGTCCGAGTTCGTCCGGAAGCTTGAGACCGTACTTGTTGTCGTCGCGCACCACGTCGTAGGACACGATGAAGCTCACCTGGTTGTCCACCGCCCGTTGGAGCGTTTCGACGAACGGTTCGCGGCGAAGTCCCATCAAGTAGCGGCTGTCCGGCACGTCCGTCGTTCCCTGGTACGGAGGATCCATGTAGACCAGGGCGTCACGCGGCGCGTCGACGAGGAACGGTTCATAGCTCTCGCTGTGAAGCTCGGTCCCTTGCATGAGCCGTGACGCTTCGAACACTCGCTGCTTGATGTTCGACGGCTTGGCCCCGAGCCGGCGGTGGTCGGCGCTCTGGTTGAAGGCGCCGTTCTTGGTGTATCGAACGGCCGCCTTGACGACCCGGCAGAGCAGGTAGAGCAGCAACGTCGGGTCCTGCGACCGATTGAAGTCGTCACGTACCTGCAAGAAGTAAGCGCGCGCATCCTCTTGTTGTTCGGTCCACATCCTTGAGTAGTCGTCCACGAGCCCTTCCGGGTCGTCAATGATGCGCTGCCAAAGGCCCATCAGCGGCCCGTTGACGTCTGACAGACTGACGTCGCCCGCCAACCCGTAACGGCGCGCGGCCACCGAGATGGCAGCGGAACCCGCGAAGGGCTCGATCAGCCGGGTGGGGCCGCCATCGGGGAAGAGCGAGAGGATCTGAGCGCTGAGAGCGCGCTTCGAGCCCTGGTAGGGGAAGGCTTGCGGCACGCTGCGCGGTCCGTCAGTCTTCCAAGGCTCTCGGCGGGCGGCGGTCAGCGAGGTCATCCGACCATCCTACGAGCAGCGCGGAGGGTGGACGAACGCGCCCGTTGGGGCGGTGCCGTCTCCAAGTTGACCCTGTCTGCGAGGATGTTGTTGATGAGGCTCGTGATGGTTTGGTCGCGGTCCTCCGCCTCTCGCACGAGGCACTCGTACACGTCGTGCCGTATACGTACGTTGTGCGCGGGCGCGGTTTCAGTCGCCATGAACAACCCTTCTTCTAGCGAGCAACCGTAGCGCAGGCTTGCACGTCAAGAAAGAAGCGCAAGGTACATGTGCGTCGGGCTTGGCGACTGATTCGAACGTTTCTGACTTCCACAACGTGTTCTGTAATCGACGTCAATAGACGGACTGCGGACGCACGGCGACCATTGACGGATGACGACATTCGATATGGCCGACTGGGGCAGACGCAAACCCGACGAGGGTTTGTCGACGGAGCAGGCCGTCATGGCCTTCTTCCCGCTGGCTTCGGACCTGAACAGCGGCACCGTGCTGAACTACTTCCCCGCGCAGCCCGCCCTGCACCACCTGCAGCTCTCCATGGACACGATCGACGGGGGCAACCCTGTCGCGTGCTTCGACGAAGAGCTGATCCGGCGCGCATGGGAGTTCGGCTTGTGGACGCAGCTGGTCCCGGCTGACGAGTCCTACCTGGTCGAGTCGACGATCTACGCGCTCGAGGATCTGAACTTGGGACGAGGCCCGTACCCGGAAGAGCGCATCGTCCGATACAGGCGCGAGTCGTGAACCAGCTGGGCTGGCTGATCGAGTGGGGACGCATCGGCCACGGCCTGTCCGGCACCTTCCAAGACCAGCTGACGGGCCGACGTCCGACCGTCGACAGGAACATCGTCGCGGTCCTGTTCCCCGCATACCCGAGCAAATCGCACGTCCGTTTCCGCAGCTACGACGCTGCCGAGTGGCAGGCCTGCTACGACGGGCGCATGATCCGATCGGCCATACGTCTCGGCTACGCCGTCGAGATCAGTCAAGAGCCCGACGACACTATTCCTGAAGAGAGCCACCAGTCGCACTGACTGAAACCAAGCGACCCCGCGTCTGGTGTCCCGAACCTAGGCGCGGGGTCTTCCCATGCGCAGGATCGCGTAGAGCGCCTGTCTCAGGTTGAGGCGCTGCGGGACGAGATCGGCCGCGTTCTGCGCGCCCTGCCGCCCGCCCTTGAGGTACTGGAAGAACGCGAACACGGCAGCAGCCTGAGTCAGTTCGATATTGCCGACGTCCGGATGGAAGCTGCGCCACACTCCCCCGTCCGGATGCACCCGCGCTTCCCACTTGAAGCCGTTGCCGATCATCCAGGCGTTGACGGCGAAGTGGTCGTCGTCAGTCACCTTCAGGAATCCAGCCATACTCGACGATCTGTTCGATCTCGATGGCTTCGGCCGTGCGCATGGCGATCTCGAAATCCAAGGCTTGGATGATCGACAGCGCCTGACCCTTCGCACGGTCGCTCGTCCAAGATGCGAGCCGAGAGTAATAGTTGGAACGCTCTTTCAACTGCTCCATCGTGAAGACCTCGGGGTCGGCGTACAGGTGCAGGTAGTGCGTCGCCTCTACGTGGATGGAAGGGTACGAGGGGAGATCGAACGCTTCAGTCGGGTAAAATGGAGGGCCGGATTCCGCGCTCACTGCTCCGCTCCCTGGCGCGTTCCGAAGTGAGCGACGACGTAGTTGCAACCGTCCTTCGGGTTCTTGGCTATGCCGAAGCCGACGTCCTGGTAGTTGCCGGTCAGGACCGCTTCATGGGTGGGGCTGGCGATCCAGGCGTTGACGACGGAGCTAGTGTCCGGCCAGCACTTCGCAAGGTTCTCCCCCGCGACGCTGTAGACGTACCCGGCTTTCGCGAACCAGTCCCATGACGTAGCGCCGAGGCGGTTGTGAGCCCAATACTGATTAGCCACAAGATCGTCGGCCTTGGCCTGAGCCGATTCGGTCAGCTGAGGGTCTAGGAACAGCATCGCAAGATGCTTGCTCGCCCGGTACTGGTCAACGAGCTCCAGTGCGCCAGGCACCGTCTCGGCAGCTTGCTGCGGGCGGGCCGTGACTGCCGCCGCCGGTGTGACCGCGGGCTCTTGAAGTTGGTTCTGAAAGTTGGTGACGGCCTGGACCAGAAGCCAGATGCCGAGAACGATGAGTGCGCCGCACCCTGCCGCTATGAGCAGCCCGTAGTCTTTGTCCGATAATTTCCTTTGCACGTTGATGTTCCTTCTTTAGTTGTGAATATGACGATCGACTGATCGCATGGACGCCGGCAGAGCCCAAGACAGGGAACTGCCGGCGAGTGATTGAACTGGCCATAATGAGAACTTAGCTCGAAAGCATTGTGCCGCCGCAGATCACTCTTTTGGCTGCCCTTCAATCACTTGGTTGAGCGCGCTGTTCTTAGGTATCTCTCCGTTCGACAGTGCGCCCATGTGATGAGTCGATGAAAGGTGCGATCAAGCGTATGAGTGTCGGCAGATTCGTCGGGGTTTGACCCGAAGTCGTCAGTGTCGTCCCGGGTGAACCGGCCCGCAAGTAACTAACTCACGTCCCTGGACATCCGTCCTCTCGGCGAGGATGACCGTTGAATCCCGCCTTGGCGATCGCCTAGTTATACCTACCAGCTCTCTGGCTGTCTCCGTCTGCCGACGCTACTACGCTTGATTGTTAAGTCGTTCTTTCGAACTGCCCTCATTATGCGCCTTGGTACTGAATAGTCAACCCTATTTTTAGGAAACAGTAGGAACATCGGGAGTCGCATTGTCGGCTTCGAGTTGTATGACGTATTGCCAATGCTCCGGACGCGGCAGGTAGGTGAACCGGACTTGATTCGATCCGCCGTTCGTTTCGACACTGAGCGTTCCGTAGTTGAGGACCCTGCCGAAGATGCCGCCTATGAGCGCGTTGGACCGCGTGACGCGCACCCATTCGGATTGCTCGTCGCGGCTGGTGAACGGCGTGACCCAGTTCTTGACCGTGATCCCGTTCTCAGTGAGTTCGACGTAGCTGAGGCCGTACACGTAGATAAGGACGATCGAGATCGCGGCGGTCGAGAGGATGGCCAGGGCGGCGATGCCGAGCACGAGCATCTGATTGATGCCGGTCTGTTCGAGCATGGTGCCAAGCCCGGACCAGAAGATCCCGATCACGCAGAGGCCGGCCAACGCGATGATCACGTAGCCGATCCAGTGCTTGTAGATGCGTACGGGTAGCTGTTCCATGACCCGAATGTGACAGAACCCGACAAAAAGTCAACGTGCCCCTATGCTTGCCCCATGACAGACAAGATGACCCCGCGCCAGATCAGCAACGCTCTCCTGTGGGGCACGATCGGCTCGCTGATCGCTTCGTTCATCATCGCGCTGCTCGGCAGGCTCTCTACCGACGTGGCCGACAACGTGATCGGCGCGATTGTGGCCATCATCATCTTCGTGCTACTGATGATCTTCGCCAACCGGAAGATCGTGCCCGCGCTGGAGACGGGCGACTACTCGCTCTGGTACTCGTTCCTGTTCACGATCGGCTACCCTTTCCTGGCCACCGGCATTTGCATCCTCGGCGTACTGACCGCGTTGTCGCTCGCCGATTTCATCCGGGCATAGAGCCCCCCTTCCCTAGCAGCAGGGACCAGACGGGCGCGAAACCTTCAGCTGCTCTCTAAGACCGTTCCTTTTCCCGAGTACTGAGTGAGAGCAACCGGACCGCTTGTGAGCACCGCATAGACCAGGACGACGTTTAGGGGGCAATCAGATTTTTTACCGACGCCGGTAAAAAATCCATCGGAGCCTGGTTTTAGCGCTGACCGCAAAGTCCTGACTGCTGCCTTGGCTTCGTACTGCGAGGGGTTACGGCGTGCAATCTGTTGCTAAAGTATTTGCATAAGGGAACAGAACTGGTAAAATAGAACCAGTTGTGAATGGCGAACAGAAGCTCCGAGAGATCGGGGCTTTCTTAATGGCCGACTTATACCCCCGTGAGCCAGTTGTTGTGAATGGCAAACGGTTGCTACTATCAAACCACGCCGACCGCATGCCGGTCAATATTGAACTATGCAAAGCGCCTGTGCTCGTGCATAATCAAGGCATGACAGCTCCCCGAAAACCAACACTGTTCGGCTGGCACCAGGTGCCCGAAATGAAACGGCCGCAGAAGTTCATAGACGCCGACCTGGCAGAGTTCCAAACGAAAAAGGGTGGACATGGACAGAACTATCAGTCACAATTGGTGAAGAAGATGGAGGAAGCGGCTGCTCGCAGGTCGAAGAAACCGGATTCATCTGCCACAAAAGAGTAGCCCCGCTGGCGAGCGGGGCTTTTTCTATGTCAGAGTGCGATTGATACGGCGGCGAAGAGCAGCGACAGAACCGTCAAGAGCCAAAGCGTTTCGTTCTGTTGCCAGTATCGTACGTTGAGTCTTTTCGTCCTCGGACCGCGGGGCTTTCGTCCCAGGGCGCTCAAGTCGAGAATCTCGCCGGTGGCGGTATTGACGATCACGCGGCCGCCTGCAGTTTGTCTTTGACCTCGCCCAACAGCGCGACTTCGTTCAACGAGTCCATGTCCAGCTGATCAAGCATGTCGTCTATGACGAGCAACAGCAATCCTTTTTCATCTTCACTCAACGTGATGGTTATCATACTTCTTGTCCTGTTTAGTTATTACCCTTTCATTATGCGCTTCCGCGCCGTAATAGTCAACCCTATTTACAGAGGTCAACCGAAGAACAAGCCCGTAAACTCGGGAAGCGTGCACGCGTAAAAAAGGTCCTTCACTTCATCCCTGCCCCGCTCGATGATCGTGCGCAGCTCACGGGCGCGCTGCTCGTCCGGCGCGATGAACACCACGCGCGGAAAGAACGTCATGCTCCCCTGCTCGTACGCATGTGCGTATCGCTTGAGCTTGTCCTTGATCGCGTCCTGGCGTTCGGTCCCCCGGTCGGCTTCGATCCAGAGTTCGACGTTCCGCCGCTTCACGTGGTCGCCGGCATCAACGTAGTAGTCGGGCCTCAGTTCGGCACCGGCCACTACCCTGTGCGTGTGGGGTTCTGTGTCGTAGCGGTCGATCGTGATGCGGCCCGCCTGTTCCGCCCGGACCAATTCCACGTGCACGTCGGCAATGGCGAGCGTATGCAGGTTCACCGAACGATAAGGCCAATACTTGCCCGGACGTCCTGAGAGCGCGTGTCCGGCGCTTCCGAGCTGATAGACGTACTGACCGCTGCCCGAGCCGTTTCCGCCCACTGGACGGCGTTCTACGAGCTTCACGTAGTTGTGATCGATGAGCCGGTGCATGGTCCGCCACTGCGGAGTAGGGCTCTTCACGTCCGCGAAATGCATGGCCGCTATGTGTTCGGAAGCAAGCTGTCCGAAGCGTGCAATAGACAGCACGATGAGGCGGTCACGGTCGAGGATGATCATGGGGATCACTATGAGGGAGCCAAGTACGCGTGTCAACGGCCGCCCGATCCCCGCGCCAGCGCGGATGCGCCGTGGCCCGAAGTCCACAACAGGTCCACGTCCATCTCCACACCCAGAGGCCGTCATGATTTATCCACAGCAAAACGACTTGTTTGCGACATAAAAGCGTTGACTATTGAACGACCATAGTCCACACTATTGCACAGACGAAAGCGGAACGCCGATAGCAAGTTCGACAGCCTGTAGTCACCGCATATTTAACAACCAGGTCATGCAGCGGCAAGGGCGCACGACGCACTGGACCGTCAGTCCTTCGGCCCGCTGAAAGTGAAACGCGCCTAAGTACCGCGTGTCTCTGCGTCTCAGTCCCTTCCGCCTACCGCATGTGTCAGAAGGGACGCCCTTGCGACTGCATGACTACATATCAAAAAGGGGGAAACGAAAGGCTCAAACACCGAATGAATCGAGAACACCAGTGGAACCTGCCACCCAAAGTGAAGGGCTCCACGCTCAAGAAACTCCACCACAAGCTCGACCCGTCTTTCATAGAAGCCCTCGACGGCCTCTCGAAGCGGGAAAGCGAGCGTACCGGCCGCAAGGTATCGAGAGGAACCATCCTCACCGACCTCAGCACCAAGGACTCAGCGTTCCACCGCCAGAAGCGCGCCGAACTGCGACGTCTGTACACACAACTTAAAAAGGAACTCACCACCGATGCAAGCACTCACAACAACCCGAAGGAACAAGAACGAACGTAGTCGAGCCACGGAAGCCCGCCTGGACCGCCGCATGGCCGCCTCAGCGCCCCGCTACCAGCCACGACGACGATCGTTCGGCAAGTCACCCCAGCACTCACTAGCACGCTCTCTGAGCAAGGCCCTCGTATGGACGACGATTCAGTAGGCAAGAAGACGCCGGAGTACCTGGTACCGCCGGTCATCGCCAAAGCGCTGATCAGCATCCAGTCGGAACTCAAGGCTCTTACCAAGAGCGCTGCGAACGACGCCTACGGAAGCAACTACGTGCCGCTCGACGTGGTGACAGAGAAGGCGCACGAGCTGCTGTCCGCCAGGAAGATCGCGGTGATGCAGCCGATGATCACCGACGAACACGGCCACGCAGCCCTCGAAACGATCCTCGTCCACGAGAGCGGCAAGAGCTTCATCAGGACCACCAAGCTCGCCATACGGGAGATCGATCCTCAGAAGCACGGCTCTGCCGTCACCTACACGCGCAGGTACGCCTTGATGGCCATGATCGGCATCACGGCGAAAGAAGAGGATGACGACGGCAACAAGGCTGCGGGTGCCATCGCGCCGGTGACCGAGGAACAGAAGGGCCAGATCGAGACGCTTCTGAAGCACCTCAAGTGGCCGAGGAAGAACATCGCGGCCGAGGTCTTCAAGCTCAAGTCCCGGGACTCCGCCGCACTGGCGATCATCAACTTCGAGAAGATCGTCGCCGAGAAGATGCGCGACGTCGAGTCGGTGAAGAACGCCACGGCGATCGAAGTCACCGAGGACCCCGACACGCTGCCGATAGACGACAGCACGCCGGTCGGAACGCTCGGAGCCCGGCTCAAGGCGCTCAAGCTGGCGAGCCCGTCCTACGAGAACAAGGTGGTCAAGTCGGCCACCGGCAAGCCGTTCATGGCGAACGTGAAGACGCCGGAGGACTTCAAGAAGCTTGACGAGTACCTGGCAGCGCTCGAGAAGGGCACCTACCACCTGCCAGCAGAGTTCTACGCGCCGTCGGACGAAGAGATCATCGTCGACGAGCCGGTCGCGTAGGACCGCACACACAACTGAATAACGGGCCGAGGCCCAGGAGAACAATCCACATGAGCAAGCCGCTACAACAGCGCACGTTCAACAACATCAATCGCTACATCAAGCAGGTTGTGAAGGAAGGCTTGTACAAAGCCGAGAAGGTCGCCGAAGTTACTGGCGTCAGCGTGTCCACCGTCCGGGCCATCAAGCGCCTCAAGACGTGGAAGGCGTACCAGGCATACCTCTTGGCCCGACACACGAGCCGCAAGACGACGCCGGCCGAACAGACGCTGATCAACGACCTCAAGGAGGTTCAAGAGAACCCCGCCGAGCACGAGTACGTCACTCTGAAACAGTTCAATGATGCGGTTGCCAAACTGTCCGGTGACGTCAGCAACGCAAAGTCCGTCGCGAACATCGCCAACGGCAAAGCGGACGCAGCCGTCAAGAAGAGCGAGCAAGCCTTCAGCGCGGCCGACGACGCATCTACCCGCGAACATCAGAACAGCGGCATCCTCTGCACGATCATGCAGCGCAAACCGGGATGGTTCCGCCGCGTGCAAGTCGAGACGTCCGACCGCTGATGAAACAGCTCGGTTTGCTCGAAGGCTCGAACATCTTCGGAGACGAGGTGCCGGAGAAGCAGCCGGACCCGTATCGGACCGCTGATGGCGAGATACGGGCGCTCCCCTCCAAAGCGATCCTCTGGTACGTGAAAGAGCACGGCCTGACACTATGGGCGACCGGAGCGTGGCCCACGATCTACTTCGTCACCGAAGATGATCAGCAGCAGGGCGTGACGATTGGAGAGATCGTCGAGGACTACCAGGCGCGGGACCACAAGAACAACCGCGCCTAGCACCTACCTATCGCTCGCCACCGAACAGTGGCGGCACACGAACACCAGGACGTCAAGGGACGGGTCGCCGTTGAGTGCGTGAATGAAGCCGGGTTCCATCCTGCGCTTCAGACACAGCGAGCAGTAGTACTGATCCAGCCCTCTCGACTCCATGTACGCGACGACACGGCTCCTGACAGTGTCCGGCATACGGATCGCCTGCCTGGTCGGCCGACGGCCCACGCGCTGCGCAATGAGGCGCTGCAGCTGACGCTGGGTAATCGACAGCGAGAGCTCTTCCTTGATCCACGCGGCACTCATGCCCTTGGTCTGGGACAGGTAAAGGATCTCGTCGATGTCGTAGTCGCGCGCCATTAATACTTACATTTAATCACAGGAGGTCATATGACCCTAGTTATCGGACTACTCTTATCAGTCTTCCTCGACATCACCGCGCAATGGGTTTTGATGCTGACGCACTCGCAGTTCTCAGTGCCGGTCGCGCTCGTCGTGGGAACACTCAGCGGTCTCGCTGGCATGTCAATCGTCGTCGCGGCGACGAGGTAGCACATGTCGCAATAGCGTCGGATCGTCAAATGTATATTTCCCGACGTTAGCAACAGGGGTGACGCGGCGTAGTTCTGCGAGGACACATTTTGTCGGCCTGTCAATTAGCCGAAACGAACGACAGAACGAACGAAATGTGTCATAGCTACGCCGCCAGCCCACCATGTGACGGACTTGTCAAAACCTTACCCGACTCGCACTTCTCCACAGGCTCATGCAACGAATCGTTCGGCGCGGCAATAACATTCAACCGTTAGTGCTGTACAACGCGCCGGACGATCCGGTCCAGGAGCGGACCATATAACTAAACAGGAGAATCATGAATGAGCGAACAACTTGCCGAAGGCCGGCATCTTGACCTGAAGCAGAAACCCAACTGGGGCGTACTGCTCGAAGAAGCGCTCGAAGCTCCCGGGCAGCTGAGCGACACGTACAACCGCTTTTACCCGTACAGCTTCCTGAATCAGATCGCGCTTCGCATGCAGGGAGCGACCGAGCCCGTGGCCACCTACAAGAAGTGGCTTGAGATGCAGCGCCAGGTGCAGCGCGGGGAAAAGGCGCTAGCCATCCTCCGCCCGATCGTCGTCAACAAGGAAGACGAGTTCGGCTTCCAGGAACGCAAGGTGCGCGGATTCAAGTGGGTCAGGTGCCTGTTCCAGTACTCGCAGACCGAGGGCGAAGAGCTTCCGCCCTACCGACCGGCCGAGTGGAGCCGTGAGCGCGCGCTGGCCAACCTGGCGATCAAGGAAGTCGCCTTCACCGAACTGAACGGAAACATCCAGGGCTACGCGAACGAGAACGACGAGCTGGCGATCAACCCGGCAGCGCGCTGGCCGCTCAAGACCACGATGCACGAACTCGGTCACCTGGTGCTCAAGCACCCGAAGTGGAGCGAGGAAGAGTACCAGCAGCACAGGGGCATAGCGGAGTTCCAGGCGGAAGCGACCGCCTACCTGACGATGAACGAAATCGGGGCACGGGATCAGATGAACCCTGCCGAGAGCCGCGCCTACATCCAAAACTGGTTGAAGACGACTACGAAGCCCGACGAAGGGCAGATGCGCTCCGTGTTCACCGCTACGGACAAGATCCTGAAAGCGGGGCGCGATGAGTGAGCAGGAGCCAATTGCACCGAATTCGAGGGAATTAGAACCTGACGTCACGTCGATGACCGAAGCCGAGCTGATCGAACTCGGGACCACTCTGCCGTCAGCCGTCACCGCACTGGGCGAACGGGCAATGGACGAGTATTTCAAGCGACGAGGAGAGGTGATCAACAGGGCGATGGAAGAACGGAGGAATGGCGAGCATGACTGACGAGATTGATGAGATCGTGTACAGATGCTTTGTACAGGGACAGTACTGGGGAACGGCAAGTGGCATCGGTGACGAAGAGAATAAGTTGAATCCCGACTACGAGCCCGACGAACCAATAGACCGCACGCAAGCGGTCGAAGCGATCGTGGCGATCTTCGAGCAATACAAGGACGATCAAGAGGGTACGGAATGAGCCTACCCACCCCTACCCACTCGGACCTTCCTCCGATGGAAGACCCTATCGAAGACATCATCATCTTCGTGAAGAAGTGGCTCAACAAAATCCGATTGTCGTTCCTCAATGAAGATGAGATAATCGGCCCAGGAGAGCCTATGGTGATCCGCACCGATTACGGGACGCTCAGGATGCAGTTCCTGCCGCTCGAATCGGAACCCGACTTGAACAAGCTGGCGAGGCAGTATCGCGCTGAAGCGGCACTACGGGCTGCAGAGCGTTCCCGCCGTCAAGTCATAAGGGCAACTCAGCAGCTGTGGGCCGTGCTGGCCGCCAACAGGCGGTTGAAAAGCCCACGTAACCGGTAAGCGTCCGCCGAGGACGTACGTCGCGACAAGCGGCCGGTTCGCACCTTTTCAGGATCGGTTCGACAGTCAAGCCGCGACGAGTGGCTGATATTGAGGAAAGCTAGGCGAAACGTTACGCCGATGAGGGCGGGTGCGGAGACGGCCCGCAAGGGGTTTCCACGGCTCCTATATGCCTCCGCGGTGCAGGGTTCTGAAAAGCCCCTGCCTCTCGCGGCTTTGACTGCCGGACTGATGCCGATCGCCCGATCACCGCCCGTTTACTGGTGGTGCTCTGAACCGCAGTGACCGGGCGTTCGGCGCGCACGAGCTTTTCCACCTGCTCGTGCGCCCGTCATAGGAGAACCGAACGAATGGAACGAAAATCATCCCGTCACCCTGAGAAGAAGCCCGACGAGGCGCTTCTGCTGCTGGGCGACATCTACGGCGACCAGCCGGACCACGTGCTCGAAGAGCACGTCAAACACCTGTCGGAAGAAGACCGGCAAGTTGAACTGGAACTCAAGTACCTCGAACTGGAACAGGTGGCACGGGGCCCGATGGCCTACGTCCCGACCGACGAGTTCGAGATGATGCGAGCCGTCTGGGAAGACGACACCGACGAGCAGATCGCGGAACGCATCAGCTACCTGCGCGACCGTCACCTGACCGTGCTCGGCCACTACGCGGTGATCCGCGCGGTGAAGACCATGCGCTCAAAGGACGACGAGTCATGAGCGAGAGCAGCGAGAAGGGCAAGAGCCTGGAGAACTACATAGCGAAGACGCTTCAGAAGAAGCTCGGCGCCCGCGTGAAGCGCGATGGCAAGTCCGGCGCGGGCAGCCATCAGAAGATGGACATCAGCGACTACTTCCGGGACACGCCGTTCGACATCGAAGCGAAGAACCACAAGACGATCAAGCTCGGCGAGTTTTGGGGACAGACGGTCGCCGGAGCGAGCATGGGGCGCGTTCCCCTGCTGGTCGTGCAGCTCAAGGACGAGCCGCTGGCCGTGCTGAGGTTCGACGACCTGGTGAACATCGTCGCGGAACTGAAAGAGGCCAACGAGACGATCGCGGATCTGCGCCGGCCGATGAGTCACGACATCCCACGCACGCGCGAGGAAGTGTTGGAACAGATCGAGACGGTGTTCGCGCCCGCCAAGAAGGACGACGACACCAAGACGTGCCGCAACGGCCACATGATCGCGCCGGGCCAGACGCGTTGCCTGGCGAAGGGCTGCCAATACTCGTTCGGGTACAAGGCCAAGAAGATCAAGAAGTAGGTCACGGGCCTACTGCTGCGCCCGGACTTCGGACGCGGCTCAAGCCCATGATCCGAAGAGGTGCCACCATGCCGCAAGGCATCCTGATCCCCGTAGAAGAAGCCGAACCGCTCCGCGTGGTCGAGCTCAAGAAGGTGTCCGACTACCAGGCCGCGATCGGAGGGTGGGTCGAAGTCGTCGACTTGGACTCCCCCGAAGCGTCGATCTGGTTCGACGAGGAAGGCAAGCTCAAGAACCTGCCGCTCAACCGCCGCGCGTCCCTGATCCTGTGGATGCACAACCCGGCGTTCCGCGACCGGGACGTAGTGAAGGGACCGGCCATCGTGCTCGGCCCCGGCAACGAAGACGGAGAGACGCAGGACGTGCCTCCGGAACTCAAGATGCTGCTCACGGTCAGGGAGACGCTGCGCGTCGAAGTGCAGACGGCCGACAACGGCGAAGCCTGGAACATCAACCAGCGCCGGTTCCCCGACTGGGTGGACGCGTACAACTTCGCGCTCGCCCTCTCCGACCGCTGGATGGCGGTCGAACGGGTGCGAGTGGTGCCCGAGTGATCATGGAAGACCCGTCGCGTCAGCGGCGGGTTTTCACGTCCAATTGAAGAGCCCCCTGTCCGCGAGATCGGTAACCTCAAGCGGACAGGGGGCGGGCGGGTGATCAGGACCGGATCAGTCCTGCTGGCTGGGACGAAAACCCTTGCGTCGTCCCCGGAGGCCGTCGGCGTTCTTGAGAACGTCGTTGATCTTCGGGGAGAGCTTGTTGAACTCTTCCAGGGTGACGACGATCTGCTGGGTGTCCCCATTGCGGATCTCGAGAGCGACGAGGTTCCCCGCGTCCTTGAGGCCGGAGACCTCTTCGGGCAGGGCGTCGAACTGAACGGGCTCGTCCAGCTGCGGGTGGCGTCGGACGACGACCGTGACGAACTTCTCGTCGGCGTCTTCCTTGCCTGACAGGTCCGACACGCGGACCGACCGGTAGGCCAT